CGTCGTGCTCGCCGTGAACCCCGCGGCATCGGCCCATGTCAGCGTGTACGTCCCCAACGCGCCCGTACAGCCCACGTCCTGGACGCCTCGCACGTCCGTCGTCTTGCTGCCACAGCTCGCGCCTGTCGGCACCGTCACGACATCGAACCCGTCGGTTGCACTGATGTCGGTACCGCTGGCGTCCGTCGACCGATTCGTAAAGTGGCACTGCGAGCCAACCGTTGTCGTGCACGTCGGCGGAACCACCGTGAACGACGCCGCCGCCCCGGTCACGATCGCGAGCGCGTACCCCACATTGCCGATCGCGTCGTGCCAGCGCGCGAAGTACGTCCCGATCACCCCACCCGTGCAGAGCCAGCGCGCGGTCCCACCAGACGCCGCGCACGTCAACCCACTCGGAGCAGCTGCTCCCGAGCCCGCCGGACTCGCCCACTGTGTCGTGCCGTCGTAGACATACGGAGAGCCGTCCACCGCCGCCCCGCCGCCGTCTGTGCTCTGCAGTGTGATCAGGATCGTGTGTCCCTTCTGCACCGCGAACGATTGCGGATTCGCCGTCAGCGTCGACGCCGGCAGAGAAGACGCAGACGCGAACGCCGCTGAGATCTGACCGGCTGTCAACGTGGTTCCGAACACCGCCACCTCTCCTGCCCACGCAGCACCGCCCTGGCCCCAGTTGCCGTACGGTCCTCCCGAACCGCAGTCCGCGAGGACACGCACGCACGTCGTGCCGCTCAACGCAGACGTCGACACCGCAGCGGATCCGCACGCGGCTCCGTCTCTGTAATAGGTCATCGTCGTTCCGCTCGCCGTCACCGCCACCATGTGCGGCCCCGCTGTGATCGGAGCCGTGCACCCGACACCCACACCGTTCGCCGTCAGCGCGCAGCCGGCATCGATCCGCATGTTGGCGCTTACCGTTCCGTTGAACACCTGCACAAACGACCGTCCGAATCCGGCGCACCCTGCCGTCGTCTCATACCACGCGTCGATCGACCACGTGCCCGGCAACGTCAGCCCCGCGGGCGCTGCCACCTCCGCCCACGAATTGAAGGAGCCTCCGCACGTATCAGCGTTGCCGACGCTGAACGCATCGCCCGCGACGAGACCGCCAGTGTGCCAGCGCGGTTGGCACCCCGACACGCCGGTAAAGTTCGCCGTGAACCCGCCCGCCGTATCGCCCAGCGCCGTGCCTGTCCCCTCGTTCATTCGCCACCACGCGACCGGCGACGGGCCTGGGCTGTACGTCGCGTAGGCTTCTAAAAAAGACGTCAGAGCAAGGAGAGCAGCGAGCAGCGCCGCCAGCGCACCGCACCTGAACGAACGCCGCATCGCTGCACCTCCCACGCTTACGACCTACCGCCCGGCGATCCTGCGCAGCCACCCAAGCCCGAACTTGAGCGCCAGGATGACGCCGATGATCGTTGCTGACACGACGACTACCGCCGCGACTCCGGTCTGGATCTCCGCCACGATCGGCGCGAACGTGTTGGCGTAATCGAACGCCGCGAACGACGGCACCGCCAAACCAACCGACAGAAGACCAGTCACGAACAACGCACCGTAGAGCTTCCGCATGTACTCACCTCCCTCGCCCTGCATTTACCCGCGCGTCGCGTCGCTGAGAAAATCGATCAGCACGCGTGCGCCCCAGACGATCAATGCTCCAGTCAGACCCAGCGCGAGCGTCCACTGAACCCCTGTGACCATTGCGTTCATAGCCTCAGCGCTCATACGCGCCTCAGCAGGATGACAGCGATCGAAACCACGACCGCAGCCGCGATCACCGCGCCTGCGAGAAACCAGACACCTTCCATCACGTTCTGCGCCCACGCGACCAGGTCCGCGCTCGCCGTGCACTTCCCTGTTAACGCGTCGCACGTCCAGCTGAAGTCCATCAGGCGCGGGGTACGAACCCTTCGAGCTTGAGAAACGCGCCGGCAGGGTTGTCCTTCGGCTTCACCAGCCTCGGGTACACGCGCAGCGTCACCAGCTGCCCACGCTGCGCACCGTCGACGACTGTGCGGCCCTTCGTCGCATCGTTGTACCGAACGGTAACCGCCTCGTCGGCCACCAGGACCTTGACGCTCAGCGGTATCTTCGTCACCCCCCGCGAATCCTCATAGGCATCGCCCTCGAACGCACTCAGGAACTCTCCCACGAGGTAATACCCTGGCCCTGCAGCAGGTCGCGCCCCGGCCTTGTCATTTTCATTCGCCATGCAATCTCACCTTCTTGTTTCAGTCCGTACTTTGCGACGTAGCGGAACGCCGCCTCGCCGCGAATTCCATCCACGCGCGCAAGCCCGTGCTTGTCGAACCACTGCGCCCAAGCATCACGTCGGGATTCGTTGGGAACTCCACCGACGATGGCGTGAAAGTGCCATCCGCCTCGATCGTTCCGCTCACGAAAACGAACCCACGAAGGATCAGCCCCACACGAGTCAAGCCACTCCCGCGCGGCACGATCTCCATAACTCCACCCAACACGCGTCCACGTCGCAGATCGCCCCCGTCCCAATCGGGCGTCATCAAACGTAAGCGTCGCGAACCAATCCCATTCACGGAGCTGCGCGATCCACTGTCCAAGCTCTTCTGTGTACCTCCTTCTGTCGAGCGGTCCTCTTTCATCATCCTTCTGGTCCGTCGTCCTACCTCCGATTGGACGCAGCTCACGCAGTCAAGGATGGGTTCGCTGCGCTCTGAACCCCGCGGAGTCTGCGCTGTCCGATCCGAGGGCCCGGTACCGCTTTATGACTCGTTGGTACGGCCGTCCTACCCTCGTCCAGCACCAGCACGCGTCCTGCCGCCTTGCGCGCCGTTACCCTACTCGCAAGGCCGGGAGTCTGCAAGCCCTACCTGCTTGGGGCTCCTGGTCGCCCCCAGCCCCAGCACGACCCCGAGTCAGCCGCCTCGTGCCTGCGGCACTCGCGTCCAGGTCACCGCCCTGGACACACCCCCTACTTGTGCCGCCCCGCGGCTACCCGTGCTGTTCCCGTGATCCAACCCCGGCCTTCTCGACGCTGACGCCGCAAGCGGCTGCCAAGGCTCCCGCCCTATCGGTCGCCAGCTGCGCTGGACCTTGGCGCTGTTCGGGCCGGCGGATACACTCCACGACGCACGGGCCGCGGTGCCCGGCACACCCATGTAGGAGGTAGGTCACATGGACGGACCCCGCCGTTACGAGCTTTCGCAGTACGAAGTTTGGCTCATCGTGCGCGGACTGCAGGTCCTCGAGGAGAAGTACCACGAGCAGCCGAAACGCGAACGCATCGAACGACTGCGACGCCTGGTCGCGGGCGTACAGGCGATCAGCTTCACGCCTTACCAGCCTGCAGCAGCCGCCCCAGCAGCACCAGCTGCAGAGGCATCTTGAACAAGCGACCGGCACCGCGCCGGTTCGTCACCAACAACGACCTGGTCGCCATCGTCCGGCACCAGCTCGAGCTCGCCACCCTCGTGCAGAAGGTCGTGCACGAACTAAGCGAGTTCCTCAGCAAGCCACATCGACCAGGCACCCGCCCGATCGTGAGCCCGGAATCGTATGCGCTCACTCGCATGAAAGCAGAGCTGCAGCAGCAGCTCGCAAAGGAGCTTGTATGGCAAGGCGCAAGCGTCACCCAGGCGTTCGATCGTCACTCCCCACGGGGCGCATCATCGAGCTCCGGCGCCGCGGCGCCGGCGGCCTCGACACCTGGTACGCCTACAGCTGTAAGTGGTGCCTCGAAGGTTTCAGCAGCACCAAGCGCGAACGTGTCATCAGCTGGACCGTCTCGCACCTCAACCGGCACATCAAGGCCAGCGCAGCGCGCTCGGCCGAAGAAATCCTCGCGGAGGATCGTTAAGTGAAGCCCCCCTACACCGAACTCGCTACCGTGACCGATGACGACATCGCTCTACTCGTCTCCATCCTTCACGAGCGCGCCGACCTTCGGGTAACGCAACTCCCAAAAGACCCGACGCTCGTACTCCGCCTTCGTCGCCTGGCGTACCTCTTCCAACATTCGAGTGGGGTCGTCGTCGCTCGCCTGAACGACCGTCGGCCTAAGTCCTAGCAGCGCGCGGGGGCGAGCTTCTTCCGAAGCAAACGCCCCCGCAACCTTCTGACGCATTGCCAAGTAGTCGTACCGACCGCGCGTCAGCAACCCCAGCGAAAAGTTCAGCCGCCCTTTCATGCTCGGAAACTGCGCGTTGTACGCCACTCGACCAAAGATCGGCAGCGGCACCCACGCCAGCCACCAAAAGTTGTTCGCCTTGAAATGCTTCACCCTGTACTCCGCCAGGAAGCGAGCGTGCTTATCCAGCATCTGCAGGTTCTGCACGACGAGGATCACGTCGTACCCGAAGTGCCGGTGCTCCGCCAGGAACTGCACCAGCTCCAGCTGCCGCGACGCGATCTTCTGCCGGCCGGTCCAGGTCGTGCGGCTGTTCAGCACCCGATGGCACTCGTCGATGATGATCGTCCCTTGGGACTCTTTCCCCTTCGGGTGCCACCGCTCCGCGTGCTCGATCAACGCCTCGGGTGTCATGTCCTCGGCCGACAGGTAGACCCACTTTTCCGAGCCATCCTTGCGCAGCCTCGGCTTCGTGACCACATAGTTCGCGATCACGCCGCCAGGTCGCCGCATCGCGATTATCCCTTCTTCCGTCGCATGGAGCGTCTTCCCGGATCCCGGCGTGCCTTCGTAGACGTCGATCGTCACAGATGCAACCGCGCGAGCGTGTGTTCGATCGCCCACAGCACGCCACCGATCGCACCCAACACGATCACCACCGACAAACCGACGCATGCAAGCAGCGCCCAAAAAGAAACCCGCAC